ATCCTCGATAAAGGATATTTTTTTTATCATAACTTTGTATCAATTAAATTAAATCTATGAAAATTACAGTAAAAGAAGTCGCTGATGTCGAAGCAAAGTCAGTTCAAGAAGTTGAAAATGAATTGTTAGCTAAGCACGAAGAGGAATTTTCTCAAGAAGAAAAAGTTCCAGAAACAAATACAGTAGAGGTAGCTACGGAGGAAACTCAAGTTGCCGAACCTGAAAAAGAGATTTCCTCACTTAACGAGGAAGACGTTCTTTCATATATTAAAAACCGCTATGATAAGCAGATTGACTCTGTAGATCAATTGTTTTCTGAAAGAGAGAAAGCTGAGGATTTACCAGAAGACGTATCTACTTATTTAAAGTATAAAAAAGAAACAGGTCGAAGCATTAAAGACTTTATGAAATTGAATGAAGACTTTGATGACCTAGACGACAATACTCTCTTAGCGAGATATTACGCCAATAAAGAAGATGGCCTTGACAGTGATGATATTTCTTTTATGATCGAAGAAGAATTCGGTTATGACAAAGACATTGATGAAGAGTCGGACATTAGGCGTAAGAATGTAGCTAAGAAAAAAGAACTTGCTAAAGCGAGAAATTTCTTTGAGGATCAAAAAGAGAAGTACAAAGCCCCCCTTGAGTCAAGCCCGGGTGCCACTTCTTCTAAAGACCAAGAAGAGCTTAACGCTTACAAGGAATACCAAGCGAAAGCTTTAAATGTCCAAGATGAGGAACGTAAAAAGTACGAATGGTTTCAAAAGAAGACGGATGAATACTTCAATGATGAATTTAAAGGTTTTGAATTCAATGTCAATGATAGGAATATAGTCTACTCTCCTGCTGAGACTGCAGAAATTAAAAGCACTCAATCTGACCTTAACAATTTTATTTCAAAGTATGTTAACAAGGATGGTGTAATTGATGATGCCAAAGGATACCATAAAGCTCTAGCGATGGCGATGAATCCAGACCGAGTAGCTAAGTTCTTTTATGAACAAGGCATGTCGGACGCTGTAGACAATGTAGCAAGAAAGTCTAAGAACATTAATATGGACATTAGGCAGACGCCACAAAATCTTAGTAAGGGAGGGTTCAACGTGAAGTCCGTAAGCAATGACTCCGGTCGTGGCTTAAGGATCCGTTCAAATAAAAATAAATGATTAAAATAAATTATTATGGCTGTAGATGCAGTTCCCGGGTTTGACTTACAACCCAGTGCCGAGCGCGTAGCGCTTGCCACAAATTATATTACTAACTTCAATTTCTTGAATCAGTATCTTCCTGATACTTATGAAAAGGAATTTGAGCGTTACGGTAACCGTACCGTAGCTTCTTTCTTGAGAATGGTTGGCGCTGAAATGCCTTCTAACTCTGACCTTATCAAATGGGCTGAGCAAGGAAGACTTCACACTAAGTACGTTGATTGTACTTCAACAGCAGCTTTGACTAATGCAGATGTTGCAACATTTACTGTTAACGATACGCTTAATCCAAATACTGGAGGTATCGCTATCAGAATTGGACAGACAGTTATGCTTTCAGCTAACTCTCTTTCAACAACCAATAAGGCTATTGTAACTGGAGTAGACTATGATAATAAAACATTTACTGTTGCTTTCTATGAAGCGGCTGGTATGACTGCAGCCCAAGCTGACAAGTTTACTGTATTTATCTATGGTTCTGAATTTAAGAAAGGAACTGATGGAATGACGAATTCTTTAGAGGCTGACGATTCAATTTTTGAGAACTCTCCTATCATTATCAAGGACAGGTACGCTGTTTCTGGTTCTGACATGGCTCAGATTGGATGGGTAGAGGTTACTACTGAGAATGGTGCTTCTGGATACCTATGGTATATGAAGTCAGAGCATGAGACTCGTCTCCGCTTTGAGGACTACCTAGAGACTGCTATGGTTGAGGCTGTTCCTGCTGCTGCTGGATCAGGAGCTATTGGATTTGCAGGCGCTACTGGTTCTGCTGCAGCTGATGTTGGAAACAAAGGATCTGAAGGTATCTTCCACGTTGTTGGTCTTAGAGGTAATGTTTGGTCTGGAGGAAATCCAACTACATTGGCTGACTTTGACGCTATGATCGAAAGATTAGACAAGCAAGGAGCTATCCAAGAGAATGTTATTTTCTTAAACCGTCAGTTTGGTTTTGACATTGACGATATGTTGGCTTCACAAAACGCTTATGGAGCAGGTGGTACTTCTTACGGATTGTTTGACAATGACGAGGAGATGGCTTTAAACTTAGGTTTCAAAGGCTTCACTCGTGGTTATGACTTCTATAAGACTGACTGGAAATACTTGAACGACCCAACAATGCGTGGTGGTTTAAATGCTGGTAAGATTTCAGGGCTTTTAGTTCCTGCTGGATCTACTACTGTTTATGACCAAATCCTTGGTAAGAACGCTAAGCGTCCTTTCCTTCACGTTAGATATCGTGCTTCAGAGACTGAAGATCGTCGATATAAGACTTGGATCACAGGTTCTGCTGGAGGCGCTGCAACAAGCAGCCTTGATGCAATGGAGGTTAATTACCTTTCTGAGCGTGCTGTTTGTACTTTAGGTGCTAACAACTTCTTCTTGTTTGAAGGATAAATAAACTCAACGGGGGGGTGTTTAAACACCCTCCCTTTTTTTAAATCATATTAAATTATATCTAATGAAAAAATCTTTATCTCTTGTGGACAAAAGTTTTGTGCTTAATCGCCAAACACCTCCACTCTCATTTATGCTATCATCACGACACACACGTCGTAATCCTCTATTGTATTTTGATGGCACTAGCAACAAGCCTCTTCGGTATGCTAGAAACCAAAAATCACCTTTTGAAGACGAGCAAGACGGAACTGCTATTGTTGAACCTATAATCTTTGACGATGGGTTCTTGCATGTTCCTAAAGAAAACCCTGTTCTTCAAGAGTTTCTGTCTTATCACCCAGGCTTTGGAGATATTTTTAAGGAAGTAAATAAAGAAAAAGATGCCAAGCTAGAGGTTGAGAGCCTTGATGCTGAGGTTGATGCTTTAATTGCCGCTAGAGGACTAACGCTAGAGATGCTTGAGAATATATCTCGGGTTCTTCTAGGGTCTTCTGTTGACAGAATGACTACCGCAGAATTAAAAAGAGATGTCTTGGTATTTGCCAAGCAGAACCCTTTTGAGTTTTTAGACTTACTTAACGACCCTATGCTTGAGTTAGAGAGCAAGGTTGCTAAGTTTTTTGAAGATGGTATCTTAGGTATGCGCAATAATAACAAAGACGTGTACTTTAATCTACCAAAGAACAAAACTAAAATGTTGACAGTTCCTTTCGGGGAGTCTGCCAACTATATTGTGGCTTCATATTTGCAGAGCGATGATGGTATTGAAACACTCAAGCTTCTAGAAAAACAAAAGTAATTCACCTTTACTCTAATTAAGACCTCAGAAATGGGGTCTTTTTTTTTGACTATCTTTGTGCTTTATTAACATCTAATATTTTTAACTGATGGCAAAATATATTTCTTTAGTAACAGGAGCAGGAACTGAGTTGGTTCCTTGTGGAGAGGGCATTTATGTAGAACGAAATAGCGCAACACGCCTAGACATTTACCTAGCAGGATCTGTTTCTCATCATCTACGATGTGTAACAGTAGCTTCAACTGCAGCTTTAGTTGACGCAATCAATGACGCTTTAGTCGTTGCTGCAGAAACTAGCTGGACAAATGTTGTAGTACCAGTAGCTCTACCTAGTGGTCAGACTGTGACTTCAATCACAATGAGTGTATTTAGTTAATCTATTGCACTCATTATTACGAATTAGAGGCCTCAAAAGAGGCCTCTTTTTTTTGTCTATCTTTGTTAAAACCTTTTAAAAATGATAAACTCAGTAAGGAATACTGTACTATCGGTATTAAATAAAAATAACTACGGATATATATCCCCGTCAGACTTTAATCAATTTGCCAAGCAAGCGCAGATGGATTTGTTTGAAGATTATTTTTATAACCTAAACTATCAAGTGGTAAAAGAAAATGCTCGTCAGTCAGGTACGGGGCTTGTCGATATAAGCAAAGGATATGAAGAGGTTATTTCTAGCTTTTCCAAGACGGCAACTTTAACTCAAGCCACCGCTAATACAAGCAAATACACTTTACCTTCAGACTACTACCTTTTAAATGTCGTTCAATACAACACAATCGGAGCTGGACAACCAGGTGTAGAGATAGAGAAGGTAGAAGAAAATAAGATAAGAAGCTTAATATCAACAAACCTATTGGCCCCCACTGCTGCTTTTCCAGTATATGTTCAGAGAGGCAACATTATAGAGGTATACCCTACAACTATTAATGGAGCTACTAACGTAGACTCTTACTATATTAGAAACCCCTTAGATCCTAAGTGGACATGGGTGCAATTAACTTCTGGAGGCCCAGTATTTAATGCTTCTGCGGCAGACTATCAAGACTTTGAGCTCCCCTTGTCAGATGAGCCCGACTTAGTCATGAAGATTCTAGAATACGCGGGAGTTTCAATAAGAGAAGGTGATGTGGTTAAGTTTGCAGATAGTGAATTAACGCAAGAATCTCAATCAGAAAAATAAGATATGGCATACTTAACTCAGTTTCAATATTACACAAACGGAGCCAATCCTGCAGAGGAAACAAATTGGGGATCATATCAATACACAAGTCTATCTGATATCGTAAATAACTTTATGGCTATATATGCTGGCAATAATGAGCTAGTAAACAATGTGGAGAGGTATCAAGTATTGTTTCACGCCAAGAGAGCGATTCAAGAACTAAACTATGATGCCTTTAAAGAGATTAAGGCGCTAGAGTTAAGTGTTGACAATGAATTAAGATTTGTACTTCCTTCTGACTATGTGAACTGGGTAAGGATATCTCTGTATAGAGATGGGGTTATTTTTCCTCTTACTGAAAACATTCAGCTAAACTCAAGTAGCGCCTATCTTCAAGACAATGAGAGTAGAGTTTTATTTGATCAAGACGGGAACATATTAAAGCCGGAATACTCTAATATAGATATAGAAAGAATAAAAGGAACTAAAAAAAGCATATACCTAAACGAAAACAATCCCAACTTTAACGGGAGAGAAGGGTGGTGTTGTGATGGCTCTTGGTATTTTGAGTACAATGTAGGAGCTAGATATGGTCTAAATACTGAAACGGCAAACGCCAATCCTACTTTTAGAATTGATAAGTCTGCAGGCGTTATAAACTTTAGCTCTGGTATGTTAGATAAGATAGCAATACTTGAGTATGTGTCTGACGGAATGGAAGGTGGAGATATCGCCTCTATAAGCGTAAATAAACTATTTGAAGACTATGTGTATGCTCACATTAAATACGCCATATTATCCTCTAAGCTAGGCGTTCAAGAGTATATTGTTGGTAGGTCTAGAAAAGAAAAGACAGCGTTGTTAAGAAATGCTAAGATAAGAATCAGTAACATTCACCCTGGTCGTCTGCTTATGAACTTGCGAGGTCAGAATAAGTGGCTTAAGTAGCATGGACATACAAACTAATTTCATAAAGGGGCGCATGAACAAAAGCGTCGATGAAAGAATACTCCCTATGGGTGAGTATAGAGATGCTCTGAATATACGATTAGGCTCAACTGAGGGGACTACTATTGGCGCGGTAGAGAACACAAAGGGTAATGAGCAAATAACCACACTAGAATATAACGGAGGTGTTTTAAGTGCAAACACTGTCTGTATTGGTGCTTACGAGGACGGGACAACGGAGACCATGTACTGGTTTGTTCACGACCCCACTAGAGGCGTAGACATGGTGGTGTCATACAACACTAACATTCAAGCCCTTAACTATCATTTAATCTCTACATCTGTTTTAAACTTTGACCCTAAGTTCTTAGTCACGGGAGTGGACTTAATAGATAACTTTTTGTTTTTTACAGATGATTTAAACCCACCAAGGTTTATTGATGTAAATAGAAAATACGCCAACTCTTTTACTGAGGCAGACATTAGCGTGTTACGACCAGCTCCTATAACCTCTCCAACATTTACACTTAAAAATATAAGTGGGGATGATGATTTTATGGAGACAAACTTTGTTTCGTTTGCATATCGCTATAAGTATGAGAACCTTCAGTATAGCGCACTATCTCAGTTTTCAGAAGCGGCGTTTTGTCCAGGGCCATACCTTGTTACGTTAGAGATGTATTCAAATACTGGTATGCGAAATGCGTTTAACGCTGCCGCTGTTTCTTTTGACACTGGGGGTGCTAGCGTCATAGGCATAGACTTGTGTTTTAAGGTAAGCAACACAAACGTAGTTAATGTAATTCAGAAGTTTAACAAAGAAGAAGAAGGGTGGCCAAACAACACCACTCAGACGGTTGATTTTTCTAATAACAAAGTCTTTAGTACTCTAGCTTCAGATGAGCTTTTACGATTATTTGACAAT